GCCATCGGTAATTGTGAAAATCATCATACCCTTGACCAGTCGAGCTAAACGCTTCTGACCTATTTCCATGGATTTCCTGGTACAGAGCATCTGCTTGACGATACGCCATCAGTGCTGCTGCCTCTGCGTTTCTCCGTTGAGGCCCCGCATGAGCTGCCTCAATATCTTGCAATGCCTTTGTTGCTCTGGTGTACGCTGTGGTAGCATGGGTGTGGTCAGATAACGCTACGGAATCCCATTCGGGAGTTGACTTAGCTTGCTGAGTTGGTGACGGGCTAACTGTCCACTCATCGTATTTTAAATCGTATGCTGCATACGGCTTAATTGCCGTAATGTCTGTCGCTCTGGCGTTAACGTAAAACGTCAGCTCGTAACCGTTCCAGTTCTCTGTTGTAGGCTGTAACCCTTGCCTAAACTCCTCAGTAATCTGCTCTGCAATCTCTTTGTCGGTTAGCCCTCTGTAACCTGGATTCGCTTGACGAAACTGAACGTAATCTACGCCCACTAAACAGTCTAAATCTTTAGGCTCTCTGGCAGCATTCCACTGGTAGGAAACTCCTGACCCTGCTAACCAGGGCCTTGCCCACAACTCTGCGTGGTGGTACTTTTGGTTTAAAAAATCATAAACCATGTGCAAAATACTTTGGCGCACCCACGTACGTAATGACCTTCCCTGAAATAAGGTAGGGTCTAACTCTGACGAGGGTGCGCTGAAGTATGATGTATTAGCCATACATACTAGTCTAGTTTACTGGCTTGATGCTTTCTGGGTTAATGTTGCGCTTCTTTAGTGCGTCTTTAACCTTGTCAGATACCGTAGGCTCTTCTGGCTTAGGCATTACTGGTGCCAAAATCTTCATTAAATCACTAATGACTTTGTTACTGAGCATGGTGCGCTCAAACTCATCGACAATCTGTCGAGAGGTAGTGTACACATCAGCAGTATTGGCTACCCTATTTGCTACTGGCATGGTTTCTGGCATCTCAGTGTAGGTAACTACTCCGCCATCATCATTTACTACTACTAAATAAAACGTTTCTACTGCCATAGTTAACCCTTAATACATTCCTAAAAACTTACGCTTACGCTGAACAACTTCTCCGTGATAAGGGCAGAAATTGCAGGTATAAATCTTTGGTCCCTCTAGGTGCTCTGGCTTAGGCAACCCTAGTTCTCCACGCTCTTTTGCGGTATCTGGCAAAAGTCGCTTTGATGGTGACTGGTAATCGTCACAGTTGTCTTTGGGCCTATTGTGTCGCTGCCAGCATGCCATGGCGTCATTAGCAAACGTCATCTTTGTCTCGTAAAAGTTTCCATTCTCAGACAACTCATCCAAACCACGGCTGCCGCCCTGCTTGAACTGCTCGATGATTGCTTTCTTCTGCTCTGGATTAGCCCAGGTCTTTACAGGTAGCTTAAACAGCTTACCTACGTGAGGGTCTCCAGAAGGAAACTTGTGCTTCTCCAGAGAAATCTCTAGCAGATAATCAAAATTAGTTGGCCCATCGTAGTCTGGCAACTCCTCTACAGTGTTACATACTAAACACAGCAGTAGGCGAATTACTTCTCCCTCTAATGGCTTGGAACCAATAACTGGAGGCTCGTGGATGGTAATGCGCGGCACAGCGAGTGCCCCAATGGCATCACCCATTTTACCAATGGAATCAGCCATTGTATTAATGAAATCAACCATGATTATCTAACCACCGAACTATACCAAGGGTTGTTGGCTAACCAACGCTGTCCTTCTGGAGTGGCTAGGGCTCTTGCTTCTTCAAGGGCATGTTTCTCTTGCCTTTTAAGGTACTCTTCAGAACCTACCATTGGCTTCAACTGGCCAAACGCATCTGTCCACAGCATTAGCCCTGGATGAGGAGTCTTTCCTTCAGTGGACGACTCTTGCGTTAGCTTTAGCTCAAATTCTTCTAGCATAATTACTCCAATTTAATCTCACGTTCAGTATACCCAACTAGCTAACTGCTAGTCAAGGATTACTTACCTGGGTTTACCTGGTTGGCTGTAGGGTACTCAGAGGTAACAAATCCGTAACCGTAGAAGGCGTGTAGGGTCTGCTTGTTGTCCAGGGTCTTCTCGTTACCCTCGATGTCTACTACTTCGGTGTTTGGGCGTACCTTGCGGTACTTACCGTCTGTTGAACCTTCGTGAAGGCTTGCGTTCATTGAGCGACTTGTGTTTACTGACATTAGTTACTCATCTTTCCTTTAACTCTTGCTGCCCTACGATTTTCTGAGCATGGGGGGCAAATTCCTAAAACGCTGTACATAAACTCAGTAGGATTCATCATCACGCCACAAGTAGGACAAGGAGCTGAACCTCTATACAGTGTAGCATTTTGCGCTATTTTAAATGCCTGTAACTCCAGCGTCTCTCCGCCATCTCCGTCGAACATTATGCTCTCTTTCCAGGGGCTTGATACCTAATTGTTACTGGACCTGATTTTGATACTTCTGAGCCACTATTAGTCTTGTTAGATGATTTGAGAACAGCGCCGTTAGCTATGTCGTCTAAGTATGCTGCTGGAGCTATTTTAGCCTTCGATTTTTCGTATGTCTTTGCACGAGCAGCATACCGCTTAGTGTTAGGAGAATATCCTGCAAACCAATGGGCATGAGCTTCGTCAAATGCATTGAAGTGGTCTAAATCTGTGTAGCCGTATTTGTCTCTAGTGACATTTCCGATAGGGTTCTTAGAAAGGTATTCTAAGAATGTTTCATGATTTTGCGCAGCAAATTGAGCTCTATTTGCCAATTTAAACTTGTTATTCTCTTCAAATTTCCAAGCCTGCTTTTGCCGTTGCGCAGGAGACAATCGCTCGTAGTTAGAGGGTAGCTCGTACGGTAACTTTAGCTTTCCAGTATTTTGTTCAGGAAGTTTTGGTCCAACAAGGTCAGACATTTGGGGCATTAGTGGCCCTAAATGACCTGGAGGTAGGGGTTCAAACCCAGGGTTAGAATACCTGGGCACTGAATCCCATTCTTTGCGAGTTCGATTAGCTATTAGCTCCTTAACTGCAGGAGATTCCGCAATCACTCGGTCTGCAAGTCCTGGTTCTCCTTCAGCAATCCTTTGCTTAATAGTCGCCTTAGTTAATGGTCCAGTTGGGTCTTTAAACTTTTTTTCATCTGCCTGTTCAGACTTTGAAGAAGAATAGTTGACAGTAGAAAATGCTGGTCCAGACCAACCTTTTTTGGGCTTGATTCCTTTACCAGGAGTGTCAGAGGCTAAATATTCTCCGACTGTCTTCCCTATAAAATCCTTAACTGTTCTACCAGTTTTGCTAGTAGCAAACTTTGCCTGGTTATTGGTAGCAGACATAATTCGGTCGTAAGCAGTGCTCAAGTAACTTCCTGCTGCCTTTATGTTATCCGCAGATTTAGTCTCTAAACCAGACATGTGGGCGCGAAGATGCTCATCAATGTGGTGACTTGCTTTAGCTAATGCCGAAGAAATACTGGCATCAGTTGCAGGCGACATTTTGTCTGAATGATACTCGTGTACATCAGAAATGTGCTGATAGGCGTCTAGCAAGTCTTGATGTGCCGTAGTATCTGAGTTAATTGCAGTCTTTGGAGTTCTTTTCTTTACCCAACCTAGCTCTTTTGCTAGGTCATTTATCTCTTCAGGACGCTGGTACTCTGGAAGAGGCAGGCCCGAGCCACTTTTATCTGCTAGCGCGGTAGCCTCTTGCCAAGAAACAGGCTTAGCTGATTCAACTTTTTTGGTAAATGCAGCAGAGGAGTTTCGTGCTGCTCTACTTTGAGTTTTTCTTACATACCTTTTTAGTGAGGAAACATGAGAGGAACTAAGGCTATCTCCATGAGCAGCTAAAAAATCATCCAAGTCACCCTGTGTTTTAGGGAGGGATGTTGAGCCAGAAATAACCTTAACTTCATTAAGTCTTCTAGTATGTTCTTGTTCAGATACAGCCATATCTTACTGCCTAACTTAGGGAACTAGTTTGAAGTAGAAGAAGCAGCCTTATTTGCCTCTGCCACTAACTTTGGTACGGAGCTTCTAACAGCGGCAATCTTGTTCGGATTAGTCCCTGCTTTTTTCATGCCTTCTTTATACCCAGGAAGAACTACCGTCGGAGTGTTAGCTGCAACCTCTGCAGGAGCAGGAACTAAGCCTCCTCCGCTAACTGCTAATCCAGAGTTATCTACTTTAACAGGGGTTCTTCTACGCTTAGGCTTTACCCCAGAGTTCAGGTTCAACTCAGCGGCAACACCCATTACGGCTAGCCTATTAGGGGTAGCTTCTTGAGCCTGCTCTAGAGACATACTGGGGTCTTCCGAAAGGATGCGGTTTGTCACTAAGTCTGAAACTCTAGCGTCTCTTTCACCTCTTGACTCAGGGTTAATCCCCATCATGTTTATCAAGTATGGCTCTCTAGAGTTAACCACTCCCTCATTTAAAGAAGTTTTTCTACCAGGCTTAGTTTGCTCTTGCAGGGCAGTTCTTCTGGCTCGGTCAGCAGCAGCAGTGTCAGCTGCTTTTTGTCGTTTCTTAGCCGCCCTATCTTGAGACGCCTTTACTCTTCCCTTCATGGATTTTGCCCTAGCGAGGTCTTTAGCGGAAGGCGCTGCTGAGTTAGATGCAGGCTTATGCCCCAAACCCGCTAAAATAGCTGCATTTTCAGCAGCTTCTTGAACGCTTTGTTGCACAGCTCGGTCATTTTGCTGTTTTCTATTAGCCATTAGATTACCTTACAATCCTTCTTAGGAGTTTCGACCAGAGTTAAACTCGCCGTTTCTGCGACCTCTAGGAAGAGCTAGAGCCTGCAGCTGCTGTCGTCTACGAGCATTTTTGTTTCTAGTAATCATTCTCTGAGTGTTTGCTTCACCCTCTTGACGACGCTGCTCTTGTTCCTCTGCCGTAAACTGAGTTCTTCCTGTCTTACCCTTAGGAGAGGCTGGCTTAGGTGCCACGTTTGCCCCTATCTCCGCCCCAATCTCTGGTTTAGCCATAATTGAAGGCACGGAGACTCTTCCCCCCCTAAAGCGGTCTGTCGGCATAGCTGAGCTAGCGGTCTTGTTCACCAAAGAAGCAGTCGCAGCGGCCTTTTCGGCTTGAGCTTCTCCCATAGTTTTTGCCGTAAGGTTTGCTAAGATTTCGCCCTGTTCTGCCGCTGCTGCTGCCGCTTCAGGGCGGTTTACCACAGGCTTTTGTCCAGGAATCTTGCTTACTACTGGGTTTTCATCAGAGCTCATTCGGTCTTGGATAACTTTACCTAGCCTATTAGCTTCAAAGTCAGTACTGGCTACAGGTTTTCTGGCTTTAGACTTTCGGATTCGGGTAACACCAGCGTCCTGAGCAGTAATCTTCTTTTTTTGTGTAGAGCCTGGCTCAGCTCTACCTCTAACTAAGGCGGCTTGTGGTGAGTCTGTCTCTATTTGCTCCCCACCCCAGCTACCGCTCTTAAAAGGTGCTCCCTTAGGCTTAAAGTAAACTGCCCCTGTTTTGGCCTCAGTAAGCTTCTCTAAATCAGACGTAGGAATTTGATAAGGAACGCCAATTTTTGCAGCATAGTTGTGAAATGCAGGTAAATTCAAGTATTTGTGAACTTCTTCTAGGTGCTCAGTGGCTTCTTTGTAGCTGTCTTTAGACTCACTAGCTCCATTATGGAACTTACCTGTTAATGGGTCTTTGTACCCATTTCTTAGTCTATGACCTTCGGAAATAACATCCTTAGCTTTTGCTAAATGTTCGCCTGCTTCTCCTAAAGGAATTTCTGAGCCTGGAATCTTCCAAGACCTTACAGTAGCAAGAGCTGTGGATAAGCCAGTGTGAGTACTCTCTAGCAAGCTTCCCCAGGCTTTAGGGGCTAGAGGCTCAGGAGCTTGAGGGGTGTAGTCGCCTCCTGTACCTCTAGCACGACGTCTTCCTGGAGTCCTAGTACGAAGTTTTGGTCCTGGGTCACCCTCTGGTCTTACCTCTGCCCCTTCTCCTGCTAAGGTTTTAGCAGCATCTTCCTTCATCTTCTTCAGGGCATCAAACTCAGCCGCGGCGGCAGCGGAGTGCTCATTTTGCTCATGTTGCTCAGGGCTAAGGCCGATGTTGTAGCCTTCCGAATCGTAAGAGCTATGTGGGTTTACGAGAGGTCGTCCGCTACCTATGCCTTGGCTACCAAGAGCAGTGGGGTATTTTGCCCAGTAACCTTTAAGACTTCTATCTAATTCAGCCATTAGACACTTCCTATGCTATTTCTATCTGCTCCAGAGTAGCCAGCTGGACTACCTGAATACCACGAAATGCGTGGCTCATTGTATACACGGTCCAAGCTAATGACGTCATCAATGCCTGGTTGAGTTCTGTTGCCAAAACCAAATCTATCTGGGAATAATCTAATCTGAGGTAATGCAGGTCTAACCATCTCTTGAAGCTGTGCTCCAGGAATGGTCATGACCATTAGCGCCTGTTGGGTAAGACGCTCCATGTTAGATGCCCAAGGTCCATTGTATGAGAACTTTGGCATAGGATTGGCGTAAGCGTCATCGGATGGACTATACGTGGTCCAAGGCTTGGTGTGGTCGTAGCGACCATCTGGACTATTCGCCATCTAGCTCACCCCCATATTCCTCAAAGTAATCTGGCTCTTCTATGTCCCTAGTAGGGTACATCTCTGCCCAAGGACGCATAGCCGAGGCTCCGTCTCGGAATCCTCGGTTACTGACGTAAACATTTTCTTGTAAGTATCCGCTGTCCTCTAGGTAGTCGGATACCAGAGAAGTAGTGGAAACTAAACCTTCCATAGACCCACCAGAGAAGTCGATTGTGGGAGACATCCTGTGAGAATAATTAGGGCGAAATCTTAGTGGATTGGTGACATCATTCCATGGACGACTTGAATCGTATCCGCCTGCATACCGCATGTGCTCACGACCAAACTGGCTTCAGGTATGCCAATGCGTTTGCTCTTTGAACGTTAATGATTCCTGGGGAATCGGAGCGCATGTTTGACTTACCGTCGTTAACTAGGTGAGGAGCAGGAGTGAGACGAATGTCCTGAGTATACCTAGGCACCATGTATGTGCCTGTCTCTTTGTTATATTTAGCCTTTGACTCACGAACAATGCCCATCTTGTCGTTAAAGCTGTCTGGCCAGAAGTACATAGACGGCTCAATGCGCTCACCCTTGTGAACGCCTCGCTGGTATGACTTTTGGCCTAAACGACTCTTAACAGAATCAAGAATACGGTCGTCACGACGTGAGCGAATACTTCCTAAGTAACCATCAGGATATTCTGCCGAAGGAACTCGACCAGTACCAATGCGGATAGCATCAAGCTCACCACGAGCAACAGGAACTCCCTGACCACCCTGGTTGTTGTAGCCGTAGAACCCATTACCACCTAATGATTGCCAGTTTTGGTTAGGCGAAAAGTTCTGTGATGCTCCAGCCATTAGTATCTATCACTCTCGTGCTGCTCTCCTAGAGGGTGAACAGGAGTACTAAGTCCTGCGCCGCTATCTTCTGCAGCACCATAAATAGTGGTGCGGTTTAACTTACCCATACCAGCAATACGCCCTGGGCCTGGGGTGATGTCCTTAGAGCCAAACACGAAGCTTTGTCCAGAACGGTTACCAGAAGAGTAAGCCATGTGACTGCGCTCACCCTCGTACTCATCAGTAGCTACGCCATAAGTGTGCTGAGCTACCCCGTACTTAGGTTTAGCGAACTGAGTGGAGAGCATTTACGCCTCGTATGCACCTGGGTTGAAGTTACCTGCGCTACCCATTACCGATGGAATAACGCGAGCGTTAGCCATGGTTGGACCAATAGCTGGGTCAACTACAGCGGCACCAGTGTTAGGTACAATTCGGTACTGTGCACCTGAACGCTCAAGAACGTTCTGACGGTTTACCTTGCTACCTGGGTTAGTAGGGTCGCCAGCCTGCACATTCTTGCGAGGTACTGGAGTACCACTAAGAGCTGGTGCTGGGGCTGCACCACCAATAGGAATGCGTACGCTGTTAGCAGCTGCTGCTGCGTCGTAGTTTTCTTCAGAGGTGTTGTGGAAACGTGCCATGGATGGACCTGCTGCCTGTGTGTAAGAGGATGGGATACCAGAACGACGGCGCATGCCGTGTCCTACGCTAAATGGAGTTGCCATAGAAGCTCCTTAAGTTACTTTAATAGTAAGGCTTTTTTACTGTACTGTGACCGTAAAAACAACTGCGGAGATTTCCCCATCCTTGCTTTCGATGGTGGTGAATCCAGGCTTGCAAATAAGGTCAAAACCTCTTGGGGCAACGTAACCTCTAGCAATCGCAATTGCCTTAACTGCTTGGTTTACAGCACTTGCCCCCACTGCACGAAGGTGTGCTTGACGGTGAGCGTAGATTGAGTGAGCAATCGCAGATGCTGTGGATTGTGGGCTGGAGCCTCCACCTACTTTTAAAATTACTTCTTCGGTAGGCTGAACGGCGGATGTTTCATTCATGTTGTGTTCCTAGTAGTAGTTATTATGCGCCATCCTCGTCTACTAGGATACCTGTTTAATCTGCTACAAAATCCCTAAACTTACTGTCCTGAAGCTTCTTGACAATAGTTTTCTCTGTGTCATCTATGACATACTCAGAAGCAATTCTTGCTAAACCGTAAGCGTCTGCGGCATTGTTGTCGGAAAGCTCTACTCCATACCTCTTATATACGTTTAGAAGCATCATGTCTTTAGTTGCGGTGCCTTTACCACTGACAAACTTCTTAAGAGTCATCGGAGGCACTTGTAGCGGAGTTTTGAGCCTCTCGTTAGGGTGCTCTTCAAAAATAGCGAACAAGACTAGCTTTACAACACCAGCTAGCTCCCCTAAAACAGAGGCTGCTGGACTTTGAACAACTGTGCCCTCCATAGCGGTGTCATACACGTCATTGCCGTTTTCTTGAAGGAACTCAAGTTTTGAGGCGATAAAATGAGCAATGTCGTCCAGTCGTTGAACGCCTTTGTAGGGCGAGGTATACACCCATATCTCGTAATGTTTAGGGTCTGCTAGCTCTACTGCGCACATAGCAAAACCAGTGAGCGACTGGTCAATACCAATCGCCACTGGCTTGTTAGGAGTTAATCCTCCATCAAATACTTTTTCAGGCAACTGCTTCTTCTCTTATCGGTAGTTCCGCCATGTCATGCAACAACTGTACAGGAACTGCGTAGTTTCCGATGCCTGAAGAAGTCTTGAACAAAGGGTCCATACACTCTCTGCCGTAGAGCCAACCTACTGCTCTAAAAGCTGGAGTAGCATAACCATTAGAGCTACTACGTCTAGTCCGCATCTCTGGACCACCCACAATAAGAATGTAGATTTCTTCTGGGTCGTCTACTCCCTTTTTAAACCTGAGGTTATGCTTACCCTGAGAATTAGTAAACGAGTACCTAATCTCATACCCAGGAATGTCTAACTTATTCTTGAAGGTATTTACATGTGGCTCAAAGTCGGTCATGCCCATCATTCGTGCAGCTGCAATTTCTGATGCGGCACAAATCATGTGTTGCCATGCTTCCCAGATATCTCCCTCAGAGTAGTTTCGGTTACGCTCTGGTTGACCTAGCATAGGGAGCTGACGCTCCCACCCTACTCGTGCTGCTAACGCCTCTTCTTGAGGAGTCAGAGAATACATCCACTTCATGCCCACGCCCTAGTTGCTGCTATCAATACATTTACCTTGTGAGATAGTGAGGCAAGGTCAGCAGTGTTCCCTAGGTGGTAATCTACGTCGTAGTCTTCCATGTCCTTTTCTGAGATGTGGTCATTGGCTGGACCAAACCCAGGGCGACTAACTCGAAGTAGGATACCTCCAGCTTCACGGATTGCATCTGCTTCGTTCTTAAATCTAACGTCCGCAAACACAACGTCCTCATGGGAGGATGCCTTAGCCATGGCTAAATCTACCCAAAAGTTAGGGCCAAACATGTTTCGTCCCACCTCAGTACCAAAACGCTGAAGTAGTGGGCGAATATCTGGACTAATAACCTTTAACTCATCCCAAGTAAAGGTGGCAAGAAGCTGACTAAGACGAGCGTAATGCCCATCACCTAGAGCCAGAGTTGGGTCTAGCTTAGCCAGTGCTTCTCGCATAGGGTCAGCAAACGATAGCTTTACAAAATCGTAATCAGACACCATAAAATCTGCAATGGTGTCTTTTCCTGTGCGGGCGTATCCCGTCAATCCTATAAGCATTACTGAAGTCTCCCAAAGATTGCTACCATCAAGTTCGTCCAGTTATCTGAGGTGATAACTACATCCTCATCTGGTACAGGGCCCTTAAATAACTCTGCACGATTGCCTGTGGCCTGATAAAGAGCGGATACAATCCTG